GCAAAAATTTGTTAAAGAAAGTTTTGCAGGTAAATTATTAAAAATAAGTAACGAACAGTTTATAAATGGTATTCTTTCTAACCCTGCTACTCATGTTAGAAATACTATTGGTACTATGATTAATGTAATTAAAGGGCCAGCAGATTTATTAGCAGGTTCAATATCAAAAGAAGGTTTAGACCCTATTTTATTTAGAAGAGCAATGGCTGAGTTCGCCATGTTTAAACAAGCTCAAAGTGATGCCTTGAAATTAGCAGGTCAAGCTTTTAAAGATGAAAGAAATATTTTAGATAAATCAAGAATGATCGTTGACTCTGGTAACGACCCTACACAAAGATTTGCTATAGCAACACAAGGCGGTACTTATGACGGAGATGGTTTACAAAAAGTAAAAAGTGGTGAAATGAGTATGGCACAATATATTAAAAAAGGTCTTGTACCTGATTTATATAATGCTTTAGGAACTGCTATAAGAAGTCCTACAAGAGCTTTATTAGCAGAAGATGAATATAACAAACAACTATCTTTTAGAATGTTTTTAAAAGGATCATTAGTTGAAGATGGTTTAAGAAGAGGTTTAGATGGTAAAGCCTTAGATGACTATGTTGATACAAGTTTTGAACTTGGTACAAGTTGGATTGCTAAAAAAGGAGAAGAACTAGACCTTGCCCTGAAAGGTATTTCTGAGTCTAAAGCTTTTATAGGATCAGATGGAGAAGCAGTTGCAATAGGAGAAGATTTGTTTTTAAAAATAAGAGATGCTCTTGATTATGCTGCTGATCGTACATTTACTACCAGAATTGATAATAAATTTGTTAACGCATTTAAACATCCTGGATGGAAACCTTTAATACCTTTTATCAATACACCTTTGAATTTACAACAAACTTTGTTGAAAAATACTCCAATGGCAACCAAACTAACAAACAATTCTTTGTTGAAGGGAATGTTAGATACTCATAGAAAACAACTGCAAAGCAGTAATCCCTCTACTTCTGCAAGAGCTAGAGGTACGACTAGAGTAGGTGGTGGTATATGGGCTACTGCTATTGGTTTAAGTTTGCTTGCTGGCGATAAATTTGCAAAGATTGCTTTAGTTGATGGCAATGATCCCGATTGGAAAGAAGATAAATTAAGAAAGTATGCTGGCGATATTGGATATGCTTTAAGATTTTTAATAACTAATCCACTAACAAAAGAACCAGAACTTGGTCCAGATGGTCAACCTAAATACTATTTTTTTGATGTCGGTAGAATTGGTCTTGATCCAGTAAGTTCTATATTTAGAGCAGCAGGTTGGTGGGGTACTTATAGTAAATATTTAAGTGATGATGATCAAAAAAATGCAGCTTTAATAATGACAACTGCTTTGGCAAGAGATATTTTAAATCTTCCGATGCTTGAAAACATACAAACACTTTTTGACATTATTGAAAATAGACCTGATGCTTTACCAAACTTTATAGCAAACTATGGTAATTCTGCTCTTATACCTTTTGTATCTTTAAGAAGAGGTCTTTCAAAAAGAGAATATACAATTATTGATCCACGATCAGGTAAAAAGTTAAAAGGATTTTTTAAACATGATAAATCAATTCAAAAAGGTGATTATATAAAAGAAGAAGTTAGAACAACTTTTGATGATGGAACTCCAATACCAGAGGATCACCCTGCGTATGGAACTTTAAAAAGACAAAAACAAAAATTTCCTTTTGAATTTTTTACAAAGAAAGTAGTATTAAAAATGTTTAAAGAAATTGAAGCAAGCAATCCATTTAAGACAGACATACAACCAGAAAGACATTGGTTAACACATCAGTTTTTAGAGTATCCAAAGAATCTTGGTCCTAACAGTGGTTTGAATCCTACTTATCATGGCACTTCTATGAATGATCCTGTTATAAGTTTAATGAGAAGAAGCAGATCAAAGATAAGTAAACCTTTAGCACATTTATTTAGAAGATCACCAGAAGGAGGTATTCTGTTAGATTCAACTCAATATAGAACTTTTACAGATTTGATTGGATCAATTAAATTAAATGAAAATGGTATTGAAAGTGAAAAAGGTAAAACTGTTTATGAGAGATTATATCCGTTAGCAACAAATAAAAACATTTTAAAATTACTTGATTTTATTGATGAAGGAGAAGTTGATGAAGATTTTACTATTGACACAACAGCTTTACTCACAGATAGAATAAACACATCAAGAGATTTAAGAAGTGTGTTGAACAAAGTAATTAAACCATATATAGGTACAGCAAAATTAAAACTGTTTCAGCTTGAAGATGATCAAGGAGGAGCTAAGTCTTTACTACCTGCATACCTTAAAGAAAAAAGAAGACAAGAGTTGCAGATACAAAATCGTAATTTAAGGTAAACTAAAATTAATGTAGTAAAATCATGGCAACTAACACCGCAACATCTTTTACAAACCACACAGGCAATGGCACTGCTGGACCATTTAATGTCTCTTTTTCTTATCTATCAGAAGCTGAAGTAGATGTTACTGTTGGTGGTGTTGCTAAAACATTATCAACTCACTACACATTTACCAGTGCCACGCAAATTACATTTACCAGTGGCAATGAACCTGGTAATGGTGTTGCTATTAAATTTCAAAGAGATACTAATATTAGTGCTAAAAAGGTTGATTTTGTTGACGGTAGTGTTCTTACAGAAGCAGATTTAGATACAAATACAAATCAACTTTTATTTGCTGAACAAGAAATTACAGATAAGTTAAGTGGCATAGAAGAAGGAGCTACAGCAGATCAAACAGCAAGTGAGATTAAGACACTTATAGCAAGTAGTCCTTTAGATAATACTCATCTTGCAAATAATGCAGTTGGTACATCAGAAGTAGCAGATGATGCAATTACTGCTGCTAAATTAGCTAACTCTATAAATACTGAGATAGCAAACAATACAGCTAAAGTAACTAATGCCACCCATACAGGTGACGTTACAGGTAGTGGTGCTTTAACTATTGCACAAGATGCGGTCACTACTTCTAAGATTGCTGCTGACGCAATAGTTGGTGCAAAGATAGCTGACAATGCTATTAACTCTGAACATTACACAGATGGCAGTATAGATACAGAACACATAGCTGATGATGCAATTACTGCTGCTAAACTGGCAAACACTTCTGTAACTGCTGGTACATACAATACTGCAAACATTACAGTAGATGCACAAGGTAGGATTACATCAGCAACAGCAGGTACAGCTAACGTAACAGATGGTCAGATAACAACAGCAAAATTAGCTGATGATGCGGTTACTACAGATAAACTTGCAAACTCTATTGTTTCTGACATAACAGCCAACAATGCAAAGGTCACAAACGTAACAACAAACCTTAGTGCTACTACAGCTACTGGGTCAGTAACTATAAATAGTAGTGATGGAACTAACGCAACGATAGGAGAAGCAACTAGCTCTGCTGCTGGTGTGATGTCAACAGCCCATCACGACAAGCTAGATGGTATTGAAGCTGGTGCTGAAGTAAATCCTACTAATGCTGAAATAAGAACAGCAGTAGAAGCTGCA